TGCTGTAGTTCCATCTCGTAGCAGTAAGTGGACCGTGTTAGGGGTTCACGCTATATTGTTTGCTGTAGTCACGTCTCTTGTCATGTCATATTATCGTAGTTATGTAGAGGGAATGCACAATTATGGTGATTCTTGTCCAAATGGTTATGTCGAGGGGGCAAATCAAAAAGGAGAAGTAGATTGCATTCCAATAGGTAGTAAGACGTATGGAATCGAAACCGGACTAAAATCAAAAACTGACTAATTAAATAAAGAATGTGGCGTTGGATTGTTTTTAATGCTGTACTGTTCTATCTTCTTGTTCCTGGCGTTGTAATTCGTCTTCCACCCCATGGATCTATGCTTCAACAAGCATTGGTCCATGCAGTTATCTTTGGAATCGTGCATCACATTGCCGGACATGCACTAAAATCATTCATGCGCGAAGGTATGGAGAACCCAAGCACAAGAGTAAATAACCCATGTCCTCCAGGATATGAACAATGTCAGTCCGGGGATTGTCGTTTAGCATCGGAAGTACACTCGTTCTGCAACTAATACTTTAATATACACCAAACATGGTTTTTATTATAGTATAATTTTACTTCAATGGAAAATATGTTGAGTTCATATGTCGATTTTGTTGGGATGATACATCATGGTTTTTTCTTGCTTGTTGAACCAATTTTAAAGCCTCTTGAAGTTCGTGTATTGCGCCATCCATTGACCTCTCGGGAATAAAGCCAACACGAACCCTATGCAGGAATGTTGGTAATTCTTTTAAATGGCCTTCTGCTTGTGATAGTAAAGTCCGGTAAAAAACGTTGTTCATGACTTACAAAAAGATTTTTTTTAAACACTTTGAATGTATTCCCACTTTAAATAATCACATATCTTTTTCCATATTTGGTCATGTTGAATCAGGCGATCTCGGCTCTTGAGCAGAGGAAAGTATATCTTATATTCATCGAGTTCTAAAAGTTCAAAAAACTTATACAAAATATACGAATATGATAAAAAATTTGTACGATCATCCGGACAATATAAAAGAAACGGTGCTTGAATTTCCTGAAACATAGCTCGAATTTTTTCTTCAATCTCGGGTGTAATTGTTGGAGGAGGGTTTCCGTTAAGTCTCGATAAGATATGAGTAGCGTGTTCGTAATATTTTGAACGATTGAGCTTTTTCAGAATTTCTCTCATATCTTTTTCAGATAGCGTTGCTATATTCTGAATTCTCTGCTTTCGTATCTCGCAAATTACTTCGTTCATAATTTCATCAGGAATAATCGTAGATTCTTTTGCTTGAAACTGATTCAATATTTCATTCAAATGATTAATCTTTTTATATGCATAATTATTGCGTTCTTTTGGAGGATCTCGAAAACTTGGATAATCTGAAACAACCAAAATGTACTCTTCAGAACCACATGTAGGGCAAACAAGAATCCCTTCTTCTAAAAGTTCTTCACGAGCAATGTTGCATCGATCACAATGTTCTGCTATAACCTGTTTTTCTTCATATATGTCAGAACTTGTATTTAATTTCATACGACTCGCAAATTCTTCAAACAATTTCTTCTTCGATACTTGAATCGTTTCCAATCCTAAATTTGGAGTCAAATAACGCATAAACGTATTTTGATCCGCAGGACTTTGTTGAACAACATGTATCTTTTCAGCTGAACCATAATATTGTAACATTAAATCTGCATTTTTAAGGTAGTATTCTTTCAAAGGATCTTCTTGGGTTATCTTCTGTCTAAGTTCATGGATTTCTTCACGAATTTTAGAGGATTTTAAAGTGTCATTTAATATATTTGATTTATCCAGTTCATTTACTTCTTCCAGTTTATCATTAATAATTTTACTTAAATCATCCGGATTTATCGTATTTTCACGAATGTTGTTCACGATTCCTTGATGTATATAATCAAGAGTACCAGATACAATTTCTGAACTCTTAGGACGTGCTAAATTATCACGTGTTTTTTTTATTCGAAACACGTTATCCATTTTATATTTCAAATTTAATTCCTTGAAAATATGAAATAACTCAGTGCCATTATTGCAAGAATTGTTGGAATCGGCGATATTGTAATTTTATTAAAATCTGTAAATCCTTCGTTTATTTTTACACATTGTGATGGATCTACTTCTTGGCAATTCGCAGGATCAAAATCTGGGGTTAATTCTGGTGTTAAAAATCCAGTAGAACCACCGGATGTAACATCACACTTATAACACTTACATGGAGGTTCTGCGTCTGCAGTTAGTGATCTGAACAAATAAAGTGGATTTAATGATGAAATATCTCCAACTGTTCCAGGAATTAATCCGTTAAAATCTGAACCTAAATCTTTTAATCCAGGAGGCATTAGATCTTGTGTTTGCGGTTTATTGTTAATATAGTTTGAACGTGGTTGTAATGACTTGTCTGGAGCAATGCATACACCACCTGTATTTACAAAGTATTGATCTCCCAATGGAGGATCCCCTGAAATCATAGTCTTTACATATGTTGCTACAGCACCAGCATTCGACCCCAACTGACTAAACGTTCCATCACTACCAACACCTAATGAAGATGGTCCTGGAACATTGTTAGCGTAACTATAATCAGGCCCAAGTAAGTCGGTTTGAACATTTGAAGACCCGCTTGATATATCAGACCAAAGAGAGTTATTTGAAAGGTTCGCCATTATACTACTGTAAGAATTCCATTGCTTGTTTCATGAATGATTGGTTTGTAAGAGCAGATGGACGCTGTCGTAAAATCGCATGAACAGCATTATCAAATGAATAATGAAATTTTTTACATATATACATTAGAGTTAAAAATCCACTGCGATTTACCCCACATTGACAATGCACATAGATTGTTTTTGATGTAGGATCTGTACGAAATTGATCCATAGATTTTTCAAAAAAACTGTACCATTCTCGAATATCACACGCAAGATTGTCAATCGCATTCATACATACATAATTCCGAGGATATGCATTACGAAACCATGAAGGACTATCTTTATCAAATGCACAATTTATCACATGTGTAATGTTATATTTTTTTACATTGTCAGGAGTTAAATCTTTACCAGATCCAAAAACAATGTTTGTATGAAGACGTGCTGGAGGTTCTACGTGCCAACCTTTCGCATATCGTCGAATTCCAGTGAACCGATCCATTATAATGAATCTCATGTTTACTTTGAAAACGAATAGTTTTTTTAAGAATTTAGTTTTTATCAATTCCAATGGACTATAAAAACGTTCATAATATCGAATACCATATCGCTACTCTGTATAGGAGGCGTACGCCTATTCTTACAGCACGAAATAGAATAGGAAGCAGGTCAAACGGATGTGGGTGGGATAATTATAGCTTACATGCGGAACGAGCAGTTGTGAAACGTTTAGGAGATATTTCACAACTACGCGGGTGTACTCTTGAAGTTATTCGTCTCAACAAACAAAGTGAAATCAGAAATTCAGAACCTTGCTACAATTGTAAATTATTCCTTGAAAAATGTATGAAACAATATGGTCTTCTAAAAGTTGTTTACTCAATTTAAAATAACGCATTTGTAAGAGTTCCTACAACATATCCAATTGCAACTGCTACTGCCGCCAGAATAGCAGCACCCATATACGAAGGAACACCACCTGAAGTATACGTATTCGGAATATACTGCAAAATTAGTGATCGAGGAGTTGAAAGAGAAATTACGAATGCACCGACAAAAAATGCAATATATACAAGCAAATTTTTGAGTGAATAACGAAGCGTATTAAATGTTTGTATTTGACTTAACGTAGTTGTCTTGGGAGCACCCTGTGTACTTACCGGACTAATAAAAGGATCACCGCCACCTGTCACAATCGGAGAAAATGTAGTCGACTGTGGCAGAGAAGGATTTTGAACAGGTGAAGAACCAAGCAATTCACTTAAATCAGTTGCACCCTCCATTTATTTAGAAGGAAGGATTTCACATTGACTATCTTCCGCAAAGTACTTATAACATTTGTTTCCAGACTTCACAGTGACACCATGTACCTGTTCTAAAGGAAGTGACAGTGTTCGTTTTGAAAAATAAGGACGATGAAATAGAAGCACCGCGATTCCAAATCCAATCAAAAATGACAAAAATATTGCAGATTCCTTTTTTCTCAAGATCTCAGCGATCATTTGTGTTGTGATGCGACGAAATTCAAAGATGTTGCATTCGGACCACATGAAACTTCTTCAGTTCGAAATTTTACACATCCGGTTTTTGTTTGAAATGTTTCACCTCCATTTGGATGAGGAACATCTGGGGATGATCGCAAAGGTGGATTGAATACTGCAGTTACAAGGAGCCCTACAAGTCCTCCTACAAATATCCAAAAGAAGGAAAGCATCCTATTGTTTTAAGCATGGTGGTTTTATTAGTCCACCGCAATAAGTAGGTAATATATAATTTATATATGCATAATTCGGTGATACACAAGCACATGGTTGTATTGGGACATAACTATTTGAAATGTTCTTGAACTGTTGAACCTTGCTGTTTCTTGCTTCTGTAAGAACACGTACACGATTTGTATATCCTTGCGCACTCATTTACTTTCTGTAGTCATAATTCTCAATTTCCTGCGTTTCTTCAATACAGGAGTATCTTTCAAAGTGTTCGGTGTAGATTTCAATTCCTCAAAACGCTGCCGAGCTTGTTCGATTGGCAAATCCTTGTATAGGATCTCCAGTTTCAATTTGAGGAGACTGTCCATAATCTGTAACAGGAACATTTCGTACGGCATTGTTCCACAATCTCGGCTCAAATGGAATCTTTTGAAGTTCTACCGGCGTCGCAGTACCATAACTCATATACATGAAAAATGCAAAAGAACCTACGACTCCTACCAGCAAAATCACATTAAACCACCATGAAAATATAGAATCACGAACTGACTTTACCCACAAAAGGTTATTTTCAATATTGGATATCGTATCTTTCACCAAATGAAACATCTCTACATCAACACAAGAAGATTCCATGGCATCTTTAACCACAGTTTATATCGTGTCATTAGTCTTAGCCAGCCTTTCTGGAATCGGTTCTGCGTTTGTCGGAACAAATGTCTATCCTTTAACAGGCGGACAAATTGTACTCTCGGAAACTCCAAAAGAACCAGAGAAGCGTACACAAACTGTACAAAACTTGAAAACTGAACTAACAAAACAATTTGGAAGTGAAGTAGCTGCCAAAAACATTACAGAATTCATTGAAACTCCTGTCATGGAATGGAAAAAGATTGCTCCCACATTCCGCGAAATCGTAAAGAAATATTCAGGATCAACGACGCATCCTGATCAAAATAAATGTCCTCCAAAACTGGTTGAAATTTGTAAATTGGTATCAACGAAATTTTCACATATTCGAAACTATGTCATCAATGAAACTGCTGATCCACTTGGGGATCAAACTTCTGAAGCACTGGCAATTCTAAATGGCATTGTGTAAATTTAACATTCAACTTTTTTATAACAGGTTCTAAATATGGAATTATAGAATCGTGTGTACATATAGAAACATCTTTTCGGTTATTTCCCAGAATCAGTCGAAAAATCTCATACTGTTCCATATGATTGAAATCTTTCATACATATGGTAATTGGATTATCTCTGTATTCAATTTTTTCACGGAGTGTTTCCATTGAATAATTAATATGGTTCAATTTAAATTATTCACCAATTATGATTCCAAAATGTGATAGCATAACTTTCTGGAAGATTGAATTCACTTTTGGGTTTTTTGGTATAAACCCATTTTCTCATTTTTTCAAGTTGCTCATCATCATGCCAACTGCAAGGATACACGTAATTTGTTGGTAAAATTAAAAACGTACTAGAATTATTTCTTTTTTTGTATAAATCTATACATTTTCGTAATAAATCTGGTCCAGTCATCGATTCTACAGGATCTCCATTCAATTGTGTGAAAGAAAATCCATATTTTAATAGAGCTAACCAAAAATCGTGTTTTGGAGTTAATGACATCATCCATGCATTTGGTATAAATCCATTTTTATTTGAATCTGTCAAACAACCAAAAACAATATCACATTTTTTAGTTTTTGCGTATCTTTGAATTTCCGAATGGTGTTTTAATGCCATGAAATCCATATCTACATACAACCCTCCTTCAACATACATAAACATATAACGAATCAAATCCGCACGCAAAATTCCTTGAGACAAACTCATAAATTTTTCATAATATTGTGGAAAGTGAGTTTTGCAATACAATTGAATATCATTATCATCGTAAAGTTGATATTCCCAATCAGGATGTACTTCTTGCCAACTTCCATAACAATATGAATACATTTCTGTAAATGTTTTAGGATCTTTCGATTTCCATGTTTGAAATATTTTCATTTATAATTAAAAAATAATTTCCCCATTGAATTTTAACTTGGGTTTCTGCATTTACACGAATTAGCAAATTACCATCTGCTTTGTGATATCCAATTTTAAGCAAATTAAACGTATTTGTGATATCTGTAGATTCTGTTTCTACTTTTTGAACTGGTAATGTAAATATATTTTTGTTTGTAAAAAAATAAAGTTCACGATTTATCTCTTTATTTTCAATGACACTTATAGATGTTCTTTGATAAAAAATGTTTGGAAATACAATATACCAATTGTCAATTTTCATCAAATCCCGCCAAATGGTATCAATAAAAAAACTATTACAATAGTTATTTTTTAGAAATTTTTGACCTAATTTAAAATTTCGTAATAGTTTGTGATAATATTGTATATTTACTAAATAGCTTGCAGTAGAACATGCTTGCGAAATTTTAAAATTTGTTAAATCAACATTTACAAAACATCCGCCAAACAATATAACATTCCATGGATTTTTTAAAATAGCTTGTAAATTTGTATATGAAATATCATTATGATTCCATTCTATATCATCTTCTACAATAAGAACATTACTCCATAAATTTTGAATTGCCATTTCTAAAACAGCAATGTGACTAGATGTACAACCGTAGTGTCCTTTTTCTGGAACATCAATTGCATTAAAACGAATAACTTTATCGCCAAATGGTTTTAATACATCCTTCATTTTTTCATTCCGTTCTGGACATCGTTCTAAATTAATGTAGACTACCTTATCTATAAAACTCCAGTCCATTAATATGCGTTTAGACTTTGTGTGTAAGGATTCTTACGATGGGCGTCTAAAATAGCAGGCTCATTTCGTTGAACATTAATATCCTGTTGTAATGGCTCATTGTAACGATAGGATCCCAAGTGTACTAAATCAGGTGTTACGATGCTCTGCGGTACATTGAAACGGGTGGCATCGGAAAGCAGACCCTCATCTTTCTTTGTCTGCATTGAGAACATATCCGCTCCAATTGCCTGTCCGGTTCCTTGTGCTCCTGCGGGACCAGGACGTCCCTCTGCAGTCAGACGCATAAATTCTTCAAATGGTTCCGTAAATGCACGAATATACGATGTAAAAATTGCATTTCCACGAGCAGGACCTTCATACTCTACACCGGTGGTAGCACGTGCTTGTGTTTTCATTGGCTGCTCCGGATACACTCGTGATGCTGTTTGGGCTCCTACTGCAGTATTTGCTCGATCCATGCCAAGTACTGCAAACCGATCGGGCTTGTTCTTGTTCACATCTGCTTGAATTCCTGGAACAGTTACTCGATTCTGACCCTGAATCATTGGAGGCTCATAACTAAGCTTTGGATTTGTAACAACACGCAGCTCATCCGTAGTAGGAGGCAAAGCGTACTCACGGAGCTGGTCCTGCTGATATCCACCACTTGGAATGTTGGTATATCCATCATTTGCTCCAGGACCCACACGAACCTGATCAATTGGGAATACATTCTTCATGTTTTGACCTGAAACCATACGAGACTGTTCAAATTCTGTTTCAACAGGATTTCCAAAAGGATTTCCGGTACCGGGCTTAGCATCATAAAATGATTTTACTTCACGCTTCTGGAAATACTCTTTTCCGGCACCTGTATGATTGTCAAGTACATGATCGGTAGCACCGGAATACATACTTTGGGTAACACGAGCGCCAAAGAATGGAACCTCATTATTGTGTCCCTGTGGATTCTGCGAATGTAAAACTTGATCTTGGAGTTCTTCAGTAGGGCGGGATGTGACTACAGAACTAAATCCTTCTGTTTGAGCCACCGGTTGATTGGCCAGAAGGTATCCAACTGCTCCGAGACCGAGTAGTAAAGCTAACTCAATCATCTTTGTATTTCTTGATTACTTTTTCTTGTCCGTACGACCGGATTTTGGATCTGGAAATAGAACATGGTCAGCTGGACGATGGAATAGCCATGACATGAATCGATGTGTTTGGTCGGTTTCTGTTGTATGAGGTGGCTGCTCAACTTTGAGTGCTGAATCCTCGGGGATGTGAACCTGGCGACGAATGGGAGTGTCTAGGGCGTAGTTCATTTGTATGAGACTGGAGATTCCATTCAGACCATCCATCACGATTAAAAGGACTCACTGTCATCTGTTTGATCATTGACTTAAACTTGTCTACCATCTTCTGGAAATCCCCTGCATCGGTGCCCGGTATAGGCAACGGGAACTTCATAGAATGACCCTTTGGTTTCACACCATAACAATTCACTCCAAACTTTGTTTTGGGATCAAAATATCCACCATTCACTCCTGGACGACCGCATGCAGTACGATTTTTGTCAGGACCCTCTTGTTGCAACAATTCCCACGTTGCCTGCTGTGTAGGAAACAATGCCATACCTCCTTGTGTCCAGCCATACCCACACCATTCGGCTCCTCCTGAATACGCTTCTTGTACTTGGTCTTGTGTTGCGAGATCCCCATTGTACGCTGCACAAACAGCTGCGGCCTCGTCATACGTATAATTGTTTCCACTTATGTAGAATACTTCTTTCTTCTCAATCGGTGAATAGCTTGATGCCTTTCCAGCAGGAGACGGTGATTTCTCAAAAAATGAAATATCAACACCTCCTCCAGACAAGTCTATCTTCAAAACTCCAAGTATATTCAATATATACCCCAAAATTCCTACAAGAGACAACACTACAATTACCGACATGAAACTTCCGCTGGATATAAAAATTATCACCGACAATAACACAAGCCCCACGGCTGATACAAGGATAACTGTTGGAGTTGGTAACATCTTTGTTAATTTTCAAGACGATAATAAATCAGTAATCTCATCTTTGTGGACATTGGGAATTGTTTAGGACCATGATCTCTTACGTGAGTATCATTCAATGTAAACCAAGATGTACCCGGTGGCATATCGCGACCATAACCCCACCAATGCGAACCATCATAGCAGGATACTGAAATAAGTGCGTATTTTTGTTTGTTAAGGACTAAGATACTTGAATAATCGATGGAAGAATCATTTCCTGAAACCATATGAAATATCATTGCCTGTGGAAAAGACCCGATTAATGTTTGTTTCGTACATCCCATTTCTTTACAATCATCACAAATCCAATCACATATTTCATAGGGTTGAACAGTCCTTCCAATACAGTCTGCAATCGGAATGTGTGTTCCATCCGAACAAATTGTAAACTCAATTACAGAGTCTTCTTTAATTTGTTTTTTGTTACAATGATTACATGTAATCGAATCTGCCATCTTAAACCTACAAACTTGATCGAGATATGGAAGTTTATCACACAAATACTGAATGAGTTCATGAGCATCTCCGATACTCTCACCCGCTGGCATTGTGTGGGTTTTTACTGCTTCAAATAATTCTTTGAGACCATTATCACCTTTCGTGTTCCAAATATCACAAAGACATTGATCAATTGGGTTGTCTTTGTCAAATATTTTTTGGTTATATCGAGCTTGTACTTCAGGAATTCGGAAAACTGCCTGAAGAGCTGCATTTACCCAGCAACTTCCTCTGAAATTGCGTAGTCCAAACATTGTCTTAACGCTGGAATTTTGAGAAATCTCCAAGGAATGGCTGAGGAGGTCCATCTGTTGGGAATGAGTGTTTGAGATCTGGATTGAAGTCATAATTGCTGTCTTCCGTATTATCAGACTCATGTTTTCCATTTTTTGGCTTTTTACCGGGAGCCGATATCACATCGGGTCCATAAATTTGTGGGTATAAAGAGGAATCTTTCTGAGAATTATTAGAAGATGGCGCAGGAGTTGGCTCGATAGGGGCTGATGCCTCGGGACCATAGATAGGAATTTGATTTTCTTCATTTCTGTTCTTTTTCTTGGAGGGAGTTTGTTCTCCAAATGTTTTAAGAGTACTCAAAAGGTCACTATTTGTCATATGTTCACGAGTTCCATATAAGAACAATACTACAACGCATAGAACTACAATTCCTACAATAAGTATGTCCATTCTTCTCTTTGTTCAAAGCAAAGAAATGCCACGCAAAACTCGTTCTCATAAAAGACGATCTCGAAGACGGACACTACGTCGTATTCGTAAAGGAGGATCTACATCACAATCTCTACAAATACCATCATCTGCATTTGGGCACAATATTGGGACACCTGTAAATTCGACAGATTCATGGTATAAAATTGCATAATAATAACAATGTCAGGTCGTATTCAGAGATATATTCCAGGGCAAGGAATGTGTGATATGGGAGTTCAATTCAAAAATATAGGACCTACAGGAGCTGCTGGACCTACCGGTTCCACAGGACCTACTGGAAGAGATGGTTCATCAACCAATACAGGAGCAACCGGACCTACTGGATGGACTGGAGCTATTGGGCATACTGGACCTACAGGTAGAGATGGGTCATCAACCAATACAGGAGCAACCGGACCTACAGGTTGGACCGGTCGGACTGGGCCTACAGGATACACAGGATGGACAGGATACACAGGACCTACAGGACCTACAGGATACACGGGGTGGACTGGACCCACCGGAAATACAGGTCCTACCGGTAACACAGGAACAACCGGTTGGACAGGATGGACAGGGTCTACCGGACCTTCAGGCAAACCTCAAATTTTTGAAATAGGATTGTTCTATAATTCAGGGTCGTCCTATAATATTTCATCTGGATCATTGGCAATAACTCCATCCGGACCAACTGCAACATTGACAGTCAATTCTCCAAATACAAATTACATAACTTTATCAGGAATTACATCTGCTTTTAGCAAACTTCCAACATTTGTCTCATATTCTGTAATTCAAAACAGTAGTTATTTTGGTGGAGTTGCAGGAACACCTGTTGAAACATTTGTATCACCTGTAAATACAGTTGGACTTGGTTATAATTCAAATACCTCAACAATACACGCAGGAAACTTGAGCTTAGGCAACTTGTATATTAATAGTTCAAATGCCGATCTTGCTAATTCAAATAGTGTTCCAACTGTAAAAATTAGATTATATTACTATCAGTAAATGTCGACTATTACACTCCCTACAAGAGTATTGTCTTGTTATCTAACAAATATTACTCCTTATATACCAGGAATTACAACACCATCTGGGTTTCCGGCTGATTTAAGTTATTTAATAACATTGTCATCAATTCGACCACAAATCTATTTGAATTCGAATCAAACAACTTATGCTCAATTTACCGGCAATGATATTAAAGTTGGTGACTGGGTAAGTAGCGGACCTTACGGAAGAGCATATCAAATATTTTATGTATCAAGCTATTCTACAACCTCTATTCAATGTATTATTGTTGATGTAAATGGTTATATTTTATCAACTTTTGGGAATAACTTTCCAATTGGAGGGCAGTCATATGTGTTTCAATTAAATGAAGATGGATTTCCAATTTTGTCATCTCCTTTAACTGTTGATGCGCAAGATTTGATCACAAAATCGTGGCAAGTTGATTTGATAAGCCATTTTATGTCACGCAATCTTCGAAATCAATATGTTTCTGTTCAACAAGCAGGACATGGATTTAGTGTAGGACTT